AAGAGCTTGTGCCAAATGCTGTAAATCAAGATGAAGATGGTTATTACTCAATGGATTATAGTAAACTTGTTACGCATCTTGTAAAAGGTATGCAAGAGCAACAAGAACAAATAGAATCACTGAAAAGTGAAATTGCAAGTTTAAAGGAGAAATAATATGGCAATATCTTATACATGGAATGTAAACACCTGTGATACATATCCATCAAAAAGTGGTAAATCTAATGTGGTGCATACTGTCCACTGGCGATTAACTGGAACTGATGATAGTAATAATGATGCAGATGGCAATCCACAAGCTGAAACTGTCTATGGATCACAGGCTTTAGATACGAGTGATTTATCAAGTTTTATTAATTGGTCAAGTCTCAAAGCTAGCGATGTACAAGGCTGGGTGGAAGCTGCTTTAGGTAGTGATGAGGTTACTGCTATGAAAGCTAGCATTGATGCAAGCATAGCTGAAAAAGTAACGCCTACAAGTGTTACTAAAACACTAAGTTAATTTTAATTAAGGGGGAATAATGGCAAAACAGAAAAAAGAACCAAGTGTCGTGATTGATGGTGTCGACACAAAACTTACAGATCTAAATGAAGAACAAAGGTATTTTGTTCATCAAGTGCAAGATCTATCAAACAAACAATTTAGAGTGCAAAGTGAGCTTGATCAAATTAATGCAGCTCTAAGTGTTTATAAAAACGCTCTTTTAACAAGCACAGAGCAAAATAAAGCAGAAGATATTTCTGCAGGAGAAAAAGATGAAGTGGTGGACTAAATTAGTAGATTGGGTAACAGGCACTGAAGAAACAGTAGTGCGTGCAAGAAATGAAAAAGGCCATTATGTTGCAGATGATAAATCTACACCAGATGTAAATGAAGCATATACAACAAAGAGAGTCAAAAAGACTAAAAAATAAAAGCATGATCATGGCTAAATGTGAAAAATGCGGCCAAGATGTCTTGCTACAAGATATTCTAAAACACAAGTGCGTGGTAAAAAATGCCTAAAGCACCAGATGCATTTGTTTATAATGCAACTCTTGAAAGAATAGTTGATGGAGACACTTTTGATTGTTGTCTTGATCTTGGCTTTGATGTAAAGCTTCATAAACAAAGGGTGCGACTTGCAGGCATTGATACACCAGAATCAAGAACAAGAGATAAAGCTGAAAAAGTACTAGGTTTGGCAGCAAAATCTAGATTAAAGGAACTTTGTACAGGTCATATAAAAGTAAAATCATTGGGTAAAGGTAAATATGGTCGTATACTAGGCATACCTTATACAGATGACGGCAAAGATATTTGTCAAATATTAATTAAAGAAGGCCACGCAGTTGCATATGACGGTGGCAAAAAAACCAAAGTTTGGGGAGATTACTAATGAATATGAATCCAGGACAATTTAGCGGAGATATGGATAGAAATGAAGTCGAAATGGACCTTAACAAGTTCATGGACATGATGCGAGAAATTTCAGATCTTAAAGACAAAATAAGAGAACTTGAAGATGTAAGCAATGTTAATCCACACCAAAAGTGGATTCATTTAGCACAAGCAGTTGATGCATGGAGAATATTTCCACGAGCTTTTTTAAGCGTTTACATTTTCTTACTTTACTATTCAACAATGTGGTTTATGGCATTAGAAAGCCCTACATTTGAACAATCTGGACTTATATCAATTATTGTTGGTGCAGGTGCAGCTTGGTTTGGTCTTTATGCAGGCACATCTGGCGCATCAAAAAGCTTCAAAGGCGAAGATAAATAATGAATCAAGCTATAAGCTTGATAAGCGAAGTAGGATTACCAATAGCTAGTGGTTTGATTATGGGGTATTTTATATTCTTAATAATAAGACAACTTATGAACAATCTAGTTTCAGATATTAAATCAGTACAAGGCATTACCAAAATGCTTATAACCCGAGCATCTATAATGAACAACGATATAATTAGAATAGATACCGTGGTTTCTAGCGCACTAAACATACCGCCAGATCTTGATAGGATAGCCAGAGCAGAGAATTTTGTAGAGGATGGCAAGATAGACGCAAGGCGTGACTAATGGATATAGTTGTACTGGTGCAAAAGTTTGGCTTTCCAACTGTCATGGTTATAGGTTTAGGATATTTTGTTTTTTATGTATGGCAAACTATAACTAAAACCATAGATCCATCTGTAAGTGAAATGAAAAAGACTATAATTAGGCTAACAGATCAACTTCGCCTATTGGATCAAGATATGATACGATTAAAAGAGAAAGTTGACACAGTAGTAAAACTTAAAGAACAAGATGATACGGAAAGAAAAAAACAAAGCTAATCTATACGCACTGAGTATTTTGTGCGGCATGATGCTTTTTACTTTTGGTGTTATACAAAGTGCACAAGCAGATACTATCACTTTTAAATTTAAGTCTCCTTCTTTTAGCGGTATTAATACCAGTTCTCATTACTTGACGATAGAAAACCAAGAACATATGAGAAAGATGACTATAAAAGAGGAGATCAAAGCTTTACAAGAAGAATTAGAAAGAGATGCTGAAAATACAACTCTTGCAAGATTCATCAGAAACTTAGAAAGCCGTATCTACGCACAAATATCCAGACAGATTGTAGAAAATATGTTTGGTGAAACACAATCTACTGAAGGCACGTTTGAACTTGAAGGCAATATAATATCCTACAAGATTGAAGACGGTATGATAATTCTTACTATTTTTAACTCAAATGACGGTTCTACCACGACTATTGAACTGCCTCTTGGTGATTTCTCTTTCTAGTTGTTCAATACTAGAAGTTGTAAAAGATACAAGACCAGATAGATACCAAAGCAAAGGATTACACGACTATAGTATATATTCGTTGCAGTCTGACGAATTAGCATATATACCAGCTCCTGCTGTCAAACCAGTAGTTGCAGTTTATCCTACTGCCTTTACAGATCAAACAGGACAAAGAAAAAGCAACAGTGAGTTTGCCTTATTTTCATCTGCAATTACACAAGCACCACACACTCTTTTGATTAGGTCTTTAAAACATGCATCAAACGGTAATTTCTTTCGTGTTGTAGAAAGAGTTGGTCTTGACAACCTTACAAAAGAAAGACAACTTATTAGATCTACAAGAGAACAACTTGGTGAAAGCCAAGCTTTAGGTCCTTTGCTTTTTGCAGGTGTCTTGCTTGAAGGTGCAGTTGTATCGTATGATAGTAACTTAGTCACAGGTGGTCTAGGCGCAAGATATTTAGGCATAGGGTCTAGTCTGCAATACCGAGAAGACAGCGTAAGTGTTAGTCTTCGTATGGTATCAGTAGCTACAGGTGAAATATTGATTGAGGTCATGTCACAAAAAACTATCTATAGTTATGGCCAATCTCAAGATGTGTTCAGATTTATAGAGATGGGCACAGAGTTGGTCGAAATAGAAACGGGTGCCACCCGCAACGAAAGCACAACCATAGCTTTAATGAAAGCTATCGAAGGTGCAGTTTTAGAAATAATAAACGTAGGAAATACAAGAGGGTATTGGAAATATGAAGAAAGTAATTAACATTTTTTTATTTATGTCTCTTTCTGTTGTTGCGGACAATGAAATTTATGTAAATCAAACTGGAAACTCTGCAACCATAGATTTAGAGCAACAAGGTGGATCTAACCTTATTGGTGGTACAAGTGCCGTATCTGGCACTATGACTGCATTGGATCTTGATGGTGTGTCAATGATACTTGACATCAATCAAATAGGTGCAAGTAATAAATTTAGATCTGATGCTATTGATGGTGATAATTTTACAGGGTTTTTTGAATTTACAGGTGATAGTAATGTCTTTGACATACTTGTAGATAGCACAGGTCTTATTGACTCAGATTATATTAATATGAATATAAATGTCACTGGATCAAGTAACACCTTTGATTTAGCAGTAGCTGAGGATGATGATGCGTCTTATCTTGATCTAGATTGGATTGTTACTGGTGGCAGTAATGAGTTTGATTTTGATATAGATTATGCAAATGCAATTAACTATGTCGATGTAAACGGCAGTAGTAATACATTAAATTTCAGTGGTAGTGGGTACGGTGGCACTACATCTGCTGATAGTGGTTATTTTTACTTAGATTTAGATGGCAGCTCAAATACGATTGATGTTACGCAATCTTCTACTTTGGCAAGGGATTACCTTAAGATTATTAGCAATACTTCTAATAGCAATATTTGCGTTATCCAAAACGACCAAGGTACAAGCACAAGCTGTTAACATTGGTGACATCTCTGAACTTTCTGGTTCAGCTAGCGTTGTAAGAGACATACCTTATGACGCTAGTCTAGATTTTGTAATACAGACTAATGATGAGGCTATAACTAACAATGGCCGCATGGCTATAACTTTTCTGGATGATAGCCAAGTAAAACTTACAGAACACTCCCAACTTTTAATAGACGAATATATTTATGATCCAGATCCATCAAAATCAAAGATGGCCCTTACTTTTGCACTCGGCACTACAAGGTTTATTACAGGCAACTTAAATAGGATTGATAAACAAAATATTTCTCTTAAAACACCAACAGCTAATATAGCAATTCGTGGAACTGACTTCACAACTACAGTAAATGAACTAGGAGCATCACTAATAATATTGTTACCAGATGCATATGGTCTATCAAGTGGAGAAATAGAGGTAACTACTGCGACAGGTAGTGTCATACTAAATCAGCCTTTTCAAGCAACTACAGTAAGTGTATTTGAAAGTGCGCCCAGTAAGCCAGTAATTTTAGATCTAACTTTGGATATTATAGACAACATGCTAATTGTAAGTCCGCCAGAGACAGTAGAAATGCAAACCGAAGAAGTTATTCTTAACACAAATGATTTTTTAGATTTCAATGATCTAGATATAGATTATTTAGATGAAGATTTTTTAGATAACGAAGCAGATTTAGAGTTTACAGAATTAGACATAAATTACCTTGATGTAAATTTTCTTGAAGATTTATTAGATGTTTTAGATGCTTTAGAAATTGCTGAAGAGGAAGATCAATTACAACAAGATGTTACATCAGTTGCTATAGCAGGCACTAAGTTTGGTCAAGACACAGAAACGCAAATCATTTCTTTTATAGATGGCGATAGATTGACCTTGATAAGATCTGTAAATAACACTGCTAGACTAGATCTAGATGTCTCTGCAAGTTATACCGTAATCTTAATCCAAGATGGTGTTTCTAGAACAATAAAAATAAACGGTGGTAGCAGTAGTGTTATTACAATAAAACAGAGCGGTTAATGAAAATATATTTTACCTTGTTAATACTGCCTTGGACTGTTTTTGCACAACTAGATTTATCTTTGCCAGAGCTATCGCAAGAAGATGTGTTTGACGTACCAGAGCGAAAATTTTTGCAGTTCGTTGAAATTAATGAGCCGCCATCAAGAGCACAAATAATTACTTATTGGACTCTTAACGTAATGGATGTTTACACAACTTATGAAGGACTTAAAAATCCAAATATAAAAGAAGGTAATGTATTTTTAGGCAGTCATCCTCATTTAGATAATCTTATTCTTCATAAATTAGTCTTTGCTGGTGTAGCAGGACAGAACTTAGACACCTACGGGTATACTTGGATGAATTTTGCCCTTACAGGAACAGTAATTAGGAATCACCACCTAAACAACACTACATCATGGTGCCCTAACAATATACATGTTGATGGACATAGGATGCCTTGTTAATGAAATATAAAGTATATTTATTACTGGTATTACTATTATCACTGCCGCTTATATTTCAAAGCACGCCAACTGAAATTATAAAACTTAGAACATTTGATGCGTTAGTTAAAACTTACGATCCGTCAGGTAATTTTGTAATCCTCAACATCACTGAAGATAATGTTGAAAAAGAAGGGGGATGGCCGTTACCAAGACAAAGATTAGCAGAAATAAATATGGAAATGCTAGGTCGTGGTGCAATTGGTGTTGGTTGGGCAATATCTTTTCCTCAACCTGACAGAATGGGTGGAGATGAAGACTTTGGCAGGTCATTAGGATACGCTCCTTCAGTCATTGCTATGTTTGAAGACGGCAAAGGTGTGTATCCACCAACACCTGGAACTGTTGTTGTAGGTGAAGATAAAGGTGGTATAATGACCACGGGAGTGAAGGAGAACCTGCTTCTACTTACTCAAAACTCATACGAAGGTTTGGCCATTGCTCCCACTGACATAGATCAGCTTGTCAGAAGAATACCACTACTTGTTCGAACTCCTAATAACGATTGGATACCTAGTTTTGGCACACAGATCTACAAGTCTTTATTTGGTATAAAAACTTACATTATAAAAACCAATGATAATGGTATAGAAGAAATATCAATAAGAGGCATACCGCCAGTCAAAACAGATAGCCTTGGTCGCAAATGGATTAGTTGGGTAAATACACCACAAACAGATTTGCAAGAAATGGATGTTAATGGAAAGTTTGTTATTGTTGGAGTAACTGCAGCAGGGGTGATGCCGCAAATTTCTACACCTGTAGGTTTGTTAGAGCCACATAAAATACAAGCAGCACTAGCAGAATCAATACTTATACAAGATAGTCCATATATACCAGATTATTCTTTAGCTGTTGAAATATTAATTTATTTGCTTACAGTGACTCTGATATGGCTTGTATTAATACGTTTTGGTATATCCCTTGGCATTGCATTAGGTTTCACAATAATGCTCTCTACAGGCTCTCTGGGCTATTATTTAATCCAAAAAAGCCTACTTATAGATGTAACATGGTCTTTAATATCACAATTCATTGCTGGATCTACTGCTTTTTACTTAAGATTTAGAGAACAATACAAGCTTAGACAGCAAATAAAGAAACAGTTTGAACACTACTTAGATCCTAGACAAGTCAAGCTTTTACAATCTAACCCCAGTTTATTGAAACTCGGTGGTGAAAGAAAATATTGCACTTTTTTGTTCACAGATGTAAGAGGGTTTACAAGTCTGTCAGAAAAACTAGAGCCAGAAGAAGTTACCAAAATTATGAATAAAGCCCTAACAATTCAAGCAAATGCTGTAAAAGAGTATGGGGGGATGGTTGATAAATATATTGGTGATGCAATGATGGCAATTTTTAATGCGCCAATAGACTTAAAAGATCATGAGAATAAAGCCATATTAGCAGCGCAGAAAATACGGGCAGACATGGAGCAATCCAATTTAGGAATAGACATAGGTATAGGCATAAATTCAGGCTTTGCAATAATAGGTAATATGGGAAGTGATACACGCTTTGATTATAGTGCTATTGGGGATGCTGTAAACACTGCTGCTAGACTTGAAAGTGCTACTAAAGATGTAGGGGAAGATTTAATAATCGGTCACAACACTAAAAAATCTTGCAATTTTAAGTTAGAATTACTAAAACCAATTAAAGTTAAAGGTAAAAAACACTCTTTAGCAATATATACTATTAGATAATATGGTTAACAAAAGACTTACAGTTCAAGACGTAGCTAAAGATTTAGCTGTATCAAAGAAAGAAAACGCAGAACGTTGGAAAACTGCTTTCAATGAGTTTGCTGATATAAAACAAGAGATCGCATCTATTAACACCACTATAAGGATGGCAACATTTGGTGTTTTTAGTTTTATTGGTGCTTTATCAATTGCAGTATTTACTACGGTGATATTATGAAAAAAATTCTCAAAGGTATATTAGGTCAAGTTGCTCCAACTATAGGCACAGCTTTAGGCGGCCCTATGGGGGGTATGGCAGGTAATATGATTGCAGATGTGCTTGGTTGTGCAAACAATCCAAAAGACATACAAACAGCAATCCAAAACGCTACTCCAGAACAAATGATGGAAATTAAGAAAGCAGAACAAGACTTTAAAGTT